GGGTCAGAGTAGTAGACAAGATTGATAACTTTGCCAGTCGTTGGAATAGGCTTGAGCGCAAATTTATTTTGTATTCTTGTGTAATATTTTGGCTCGCCGGTAGCTGAAACTTTTTTATCTAAATCTATAAAAACGCGCAAAGGTGTACGCTGCAGTACTCCTTTGTCTGTGTATATGTAGACCATTTCCAAAAAGTCACTTGGTATAGTTATCTCGCCTTCTGTGGCGTCGTAGGTTGCGGCTGAAGTTGTGCCAACAGTAACTGCTAATTTGTTTTCTAATGACGGCACGCGCAGTGTTCTTGAGATCTTACGCTGCGCTTGATTAATGAATGTACCTGCAAGCGCGTTGGTGCAGTCTGTGCGATTAATAAGATCAATCACATCTTGTTTAAGCTCAGCGTAAGTTGCCATGCTAGATCCTCTTTGAAGTCGTTAGAAAGTGCTCCATGTCATTTAGTTTGAGCCACTTAATGATGTCTTTGATTGGAGCTTTGTAGACATCGATGCCTTCACGCATCATTTGTTCTACGATGACGACAGGTATTGACGCCATCTTGAGCATTTCACCGCTTTGTGTGTAACCACCAGCGGTCTTTTGCTCTTGTAGCTCTTTAATAAAACTGTCTGGAATGTGCTGTGTGTTTGTCCGATACAAACCATCAGCGTCTTGTTTGACGCCCATTACGGTGTCAATTACTGGCTTATTCATTTTGTCCCCTTAGAATAAACGTGGGTGCCCTCGGCAAGGAGAGCTGAATCCGAAGACACCCACGCTAATTGGTCTAGCTCAAGTAGCGAATGAGACCTGAAGCTTTGTAATTGGTATGCTTCAGACCGTATTCAGTCACCATCATGTGCTTGTCAGCGTCGCCGTCTTTCGCGAGCAATTCGCGAGTCATTGGACGGAGTTCGCAGATCTTCCAGTTTGCTGGATCATACATCAGCGCAACTGAAGTCTTCATGAAGCGGTTCATGACAACGCGCTGCTCACCGTAAGGCGAGATGTACACGTCGACGACGTTCATGAGTGTGCGACCACCGTTTACGAAATGCTCTTGACGAGCGTTGCCTGAACCAACTGCAGAGCGGGTGAAACCAGCAATTACAGTTGAGTCGGCTGGCTTAATCATCAGGATTGATGCTTCTGAGCCTTCGTCGTACAGCTTGTCGCCGAGGTTGAGGATGTCCTGCTCAGTAAGGGCAGCAGGCGTACCAGAAGTTCCAGCGTCTTCGATGACGGCAGAATTGATGACGGCATTTGAGTCCGGGTCCGATCCATGCACGTTAGCAGTCAAGCGAGCAGTCGATGAAGAACCCGCAGCTGCGTCGTTACCATTTGTAGTACGATCGCCAACCAAGTTAAATTCGATGTCGCGCTTAAATTCAGCGGCTTTTTTCGAAAGCTGGTAAGCGGTTTCCTGCGCACGTCCGTAAGCATCAATAGCGTCAGCTGTTGCTGATACTTTAATGGTCTTTGACTGGATTTGCGTATAGTTAGAACGCATTACAGTTGGGGTCAGTGTAAGATCAGACGCGGTGAAGCCTTCAACTTCTGCATTTTCTGCAGTTGAAGCCAAGCTGTCTTCTTGCCACTGATACAGTGTGTTGTGAACTGATTCCTTACCGATTGACGACAGGAATGGAGTTGTTGTCGGCGAGATATTTGAAATGATGTCTGAAATATCTTCTTTGATGCCGATTTGATTGTACGTTGAATACGTAGCCATTATTACCTCTTATGGGCTAAAGATTAGTCACTAGCAGACCATCTCGCTAAAAACGCATCCCTTGCCGCATCAGTTGATCCAGACTTTACAAGCGTATCCATTGCTTGTTGCCTTGCTCGGCGTGCTGGGTTTTGCGGCTTGGTTGCGCCAGACTTCAATACTCTTTGAGGGGCTTTAGTACGTTTTTTAACGGCAACTTTTTTGCCTTGATCATACTTCATAGCTTTCAACACCAGCTTAATTGCGGCTGGATCTACAAGTTGATCGATGTCTTGCTGGGAAATTCCCTGACTGACACCATATTTTCTGATCTTGTTGTAGAGATCCTCTGACCAATCAGGTATTTCCTGTTTCAGAGTTTCTATTGCTTCCGAAGCTCTTTTCTTCAGTTCCTGCTGTTGAGCATCTCGGACCATCTCGATGTATTTGTCTGACTCTTGATTAAGAAACTGGTAATCGTCATACGCTGCTTGTGCTTCTTTGCGAAGCTGAGCAAAGTCATCTGGTTCCATTTGTCGAGAAGCAAGCAGCATGTCAATTTCTGCGTAAGGCCTGAGCTTTTCCTCGGCTTTAGCCAGCAGTGTTTGAAGGATGCCTGCGTTCTTTTTTACGTCTTCTTCAAGAGTTTTGCGGATTTCTGCAACTTGTTGGGATTTTTTAGTAAGCGACTTTTCTTGACCGTATAAGCGTTTTAAGTCTTTGACGGATACTTCGAATACTTCTTCACCGACTTTGACTGTTGTCATGAGATCATCAGAAGCTATTTCAACTTCATAATGTTCGTCATCTTCGACAACCTCGTCATCGTCTAAAGCTGGAAGATTATCAAGGTCCACCTCATCACTTTCGACAACTTCGTAGTCTTCAGCATCATCTGTATCTTCGCTTACTTCGTATTCTTCTACAGATTCAGCTTCGCTTTCATCCACGGTTTCAGATGTCTCCGCTTGCGGAGAGTCTTCCCAACGCTTCATAAAAGCACTAATTGCTCCGTCCACTGTGGGACTTTCAGGGTTCTCAGAGACGCTATTTTCAGTAGTCTCGGACATAAATTACTCCTTTGCCTCAAGGATCTGATTTTTCATCATGACCTTTTGGTTCAATGTATTAACGATTTCTTGCATTGCCCGCGCAGAGTGATACGCAATTTCACGTTCGTCTTTCTGTAGCGGATCAGTTGAGAAAAATAGGCTTACATATTGATCGAGTAAGCTGTTGACGGTTTTTGTAAACGCGTCACTTCCGAGCAGTGTCTCTGCATGAGTTCCCTGCTCAATTATTTGTTGGTCTTCCATTATCTCTCCTTGACCAAATTAACATTTCCAGCGTCGCCGCGCTGCCTTGCCACGCTCACCAGTCCAGCTTTTTGATCTGGCACAAAATGATTTGCGGCGCTTCGCAGCTTTGCTTCCTGGCTTAACTTTGCCGGTAACAGGGGCTTTTAAATTGCCACCTGTTGCTCGGTTATATTTTGCACGACCTTTTGCCGTGAGACCTGCACCTTTAGACGCAGGAAGTTTTTCACCTCGGCCGACAGACAGCCGAGGCTCTTTCTTATTTTTTGTGGGCATTTGCTTACCTATGAGTTCGGGCTGACAATTGCCGTGCGCTCTGCTGCTGGTGTGGCTTGTGCCATCTCCAGCTCTTTGTAAGCAATGTCTGCACGGATCTCAGAGTCGAAGTCTTTGCGCTCTTCAGTGCTGTACTGTGTAGCTACGTTGACTTCTACTTTAGCTTGCTCAAGCTCAAGTCGTGCCTGTTCCATCTGTGCTTTCAGCTGTAGCTCTTGCTCTTGGATCGCAACTTTGCGTTCTTCAAGTTCAATTTGCTTCATCATGATCTGCTGTTGCATTTGTGCTGCAGGATCAGGTTGCGGAGGTTGCACTTGATCAGGTGGTGTCAGATACGTGTCGACATCCTTGATACCGGCATTAAGCATCGCCTGGCGCACCATGGCGTACCTATTAACTTCAGTATAGAAAGGCTGAATGCCAGGATCTTGTGTAAGCATGGCGTGTAAAGCTTGAAACTTTTGTGCTTCACGTTCTTGTTCGCCATAGCCAAGCTTGAAAGCTACTTCGACGTCTTTGCGCTCTGCCCAATCTTTTGGGTTTATTTGGACATAATTACCGGCAACATCGAGAATTTTTTCATAGTTCTCGTTTTCAATGGCAAGTCTATAGACTTCTAAAAATAAAGGCTTCAAGAAGTTATTCGCAAAATTGCGCGCAATAATCTTAGATCTTTGTTGCGACAAGCTGACGAGGTTTTCAACCATAGCCGCAGAATTTTGCTTGCTCACTGCATCTTTGTTAAGACCTTGAGACAGCTTCGAAATGCCGCTTGTATTCTCGGCATCTTCTTCGAGCTGCATGATTGTCTGGAAGATGAATGGGTTAAGCTGGTTCTGCATAAGCGGCACAACGCCATCAGGCCTAGTTACATTCACAATGCCACCCAACCTGTTGTCTAGGAGCTCCCTAGGGTTGGTTAAGGCACCTTTCTGCACAAGGTATCTGGGGTTAGTTGTAACAGACGCATGATCTAGCACCGAGCGCATCAGAGCAGTCCGTGCATTCTGTGTTGGCATCAACTTATATGCAAAGTTTTCACCATGAAATGAGTGAGGTACTGGTACAGGTGTAAATACGATAAATGGTCGACGGTCTACTTCTTCAATGTCTAGCAGTGTGTTTCCTGCGGACATAACTTTGTACAAGCGAGCTTCGCCATCTCCCTCCATGTCTGCTTCGACATAGGATTCATATACGACCACCTGCTTCATTTGCTCTTGCCGATGATGCTCATCTGGCGTTAGGCGCTGCGGTCCTACTTGTTCGTGCCTGTAATAACGCTCATCATAATTCTCACCTAGTGGATCTTCGTCGTGGCCAATAGTCTCAACGAGCTCAGCCTCAAATCCCATAGCAATAAGGTCTGCTTTTCGCATAGTTCTGCGGTGTGCTACAAACCCATCATCCACGCTAGTCGACATAGGATTTATGATAAATTCTTCTGGTGGAATTACTTCAATTGCTACTTTTGACTTGTTGACTGACTTGCGGATCACACCTGAAAGCAAGCCGTCATTGTCGTTTAGTGAGGCGAGACCATCTACGTCTGGGTCAGCCATGAGACCGTCAAGTTCGTCAGATGTTAAGCTGTCAAACTCTTCTTCGACCACATCAAGCTTGTTGTCCCAGTAGACTTTAGCAATACCGTTTCGTGCCATCAGGCCATCGTGTATGACATCTCTGTAGACACTAAAACCATCGTTCTGGCGATGGATAATATAGTTGGTGTAAGCTGTGCAAACTCGCGCCATCTCAACGTCTTCGGGACCTTGTGCATTAAACTGCACGACATCAGTGCCAGCAGAAAATGTCTCTAGCAGCAAGGCTTTCAAGCCTTCAACTCCGTCGTACACGTCTTGTGATACGTAGCTGCTGTTGCCGTTAGACTGCCTCTCGGGCAGTTCGGCGTGGTAGTACCGAAGCATCTGCTGACGCTCATGGCTAAGATCGCCATCGGAGTATCCGATTGAACCTTTGATCTCGTCTTGAACGAGACTTAGCAGCTCATCTTCGGTAAGTGCTGTGAATGTCTCAGCCATTAGATTGCCTCACTGTAAAATTCATCATAAATGGTAACAGGCTCCCAGCCTTGCTGGTGGCCGTAGTTTGCGATTGCCAAGGACATAACGCAGTCGTCATGGCAGCCAGCTTCAGCTTCCATACCGCCTGTTTCAGTTTCGATGTATGTCAGCATTTCGCGCAAAGTAACTTTGTCGTGAATTTCTAACTCGTCCATACGGAGCGCAGCTCGAAGTTCGTTGATGACTAAAGGCTTACTTTTGGCTGTGGTTGCAAAACCTAGTTTTACTGTTTCTTTGTCGCTTATTTTGTCGACGACAATTTCAGTATGAAAATTTGAATATCCGTAATCTTTATAAAGTCGTGTGCAGGTCAACAGCCCGTGAGAGTTGCTTTCACATATTACATATGCGTCATTAAAAAACTCACCAAGTCTAAGAAGCACATCAGCAAAATAGTCTGGGTGTACGTGGGCTCTAAAAGATCCTACGTGCCGTTTTTTGCTGTCGAGTATTTGAGCAACAGAATAGTCTCCGCCTCTAATACCCATGGCAACATCAGCACCAATTGTGTACATCTCGCCCGGATCGACATCCCTGTATAAGGTTAGTTCGCCGCGTGGATGTTTTACCCAGACATCACCTTCTAGCGCCATGCGAGCAATTGGCTCTTTGGCTGCATCAATCATTTTAATAAGTTGGTCAGGGTTAAAAATTGGCCGACCAGAAGTCAAAAATGCTTCATCGGCGTCTGACGGATATTCTTGCCTGAATAGATCAATGCCATTTTGTGCAATTTTCTTGCGTCTGAAAGCTAATTGCTCATCGCTTAGTTTATACTTTTCTTTGAGCTCTTCTTCTTCAGGCGTGTAATCATTGCCGTAAACCCATGGTTCTTCGTACTCGTCTTGAATATACCAAGGAAGAAACACAGGAATAAAACCGTTGGTGCCTTCACATGCGCCTTTCCATAAATCATAGAATTTTCCACTAACGCCGTTAGCGGTCGACTCAACGAAAACTGCAGTATTCTTTTTGTTTGGAATAGCCTGCATAATGGCGTTGAAGTTTTCTTCTGCTGTAGAGTGAGACCAAAAAGCTAACTCTGACAGATGCGCTACGGTTACGGTTTCACCTCGCGCTACCGATTCACCACCTGCTGTTGCGACAACATAAGAACTATCTAAGATGTCGAAGTTAAGCTCGCGACGCGAGGAATACTTAGTGTGTGGTTTGATCGGTTCTGGGCAATTTTCATGGTATCGCCTTGTCATATCAAACAAGGCGCGTGTGCTGTCGGCGTGGTGGGTCACAACGAGCCCTCGCTGAGCTTGGCGTTGTGAAAGCCACCAATATAGCCAACCACCTACCATTGTGGATAAGCCCATCTGGCGCGCTTTTAAAATGATAATGCGCACCTTGCCTTCGTCCTGAAGCTGTTTTTCAACTTGCTCCAGAAGAAGGCTCTGGGCGGTGTTTAGATGCAACGGAGTTACGTTTCCATCTTTAGTGCGGATTTTTAGAGCGTGCTTTGAATAGAAGCCAAAGTCATCCCTCAATTTTTTCCTGATCTTCTGTGCTTTCGCTGCTGTCATCTAGACTTGCCAGCCACTCTTCAGCGACTGCCTTTACTTCATGCTTGTTCACGGGCTTCTGCTTGGTGAACTCCAAAAGAGCTTTTGCAGCACCTGCTTTTGTGGTTGCTGCGTCTGGTCCTTCGGCGATCTCAAGCAGAACTGTGACAGCACGTTTTGCGATGTCGTCGTCTGACGGCAAAATGCCTTTTTCAATCATTTGCTGTACCTTGTTTTCTGCTTTGACACGTAATTGTTCACGAACTTCAGCTAATTTATCGAGTTGTCGACCCCACCCATCGGGGACGCCTTTCGGCCTATTATTTTTTGCGCCCACGCTTCGCAGATGCTCCAGGTGTTTTTGCCACCTTTCCCCGCCCTCTGCCTTCATCCGTTTTATCGGATGCATGTGCATGTTCTTTTCCGTCCATGCTGGCTTGATCTGTGGGTTTGCTCGTAGCCTGTTTGACTTCGGGTTCATTGACGCGTTTGGCTTGTCCATCAATAGCTCCTTGCATCACAGCTGCTATGTAATTGTGTACGATACGATATGTTGTTGAACTGCTCTTTATTAGCGACGCAGGTGGCATTGAATTTAAAAACTCGCTGCCCATCGCAAGCCGCGCTTCGAGCGTAAAACGATCGTCTGTAAACATTTTGTCGAAGACCTCGATAAGCTGATATAGCTCAGTGGGTTTCATGTGCTCTCCTTATATTTCTTATGACAATGCATAAAGGTTAGGCGCTGCCTCACCTCCAAATGTCATTGCTTTTTGCTGTTCTATTTGCTGTAGAACGTCAGTCATTGGACGCTCCATGCTCTGGCTGCCTTGGTCTGTCGTGATATTGTATTTCACGGACATACCGTTCGGATCCAAGCCGTTAGCTTGCAAGATTTGCTGATAAATAGGCTGACCTGCAATTTCTCGCATAATCTGCCAATATAACTCGCGCATCATTTCGCCGTTCTTTGCGTGTGTAGCAAAAGCATCGTGTGTGTGCATAAAGCCTGTTGCTCCAGCAGCACGCACGCGCTTAGCAAGTTCACGCTGAACGTAGGCATCAAGCGCATGGTTCAAAAATGCAGCAAAACCTGTAATTGCTTTCTTGTCTTGATAAACAGGAACAGCAACACGCTTGTCTTTGCCGATTTGCCATGTCACACGCCGCTTTGCGCTGTCTGGCAATTTACCTGTGTAGACAGCAACGTCTCCATCAGGCAGCGGCACACGGACTGCAAAGGCGTCTTGGCCAAGGCTGTTATACAAGCTTTGCGCAATAGATTTTGCGACACCTTCAGCCATAGCTGCACCGGGAAACCGTGAGTCAAATTGAAGCTCAAGATCATTTTGAATTTGTCTCAAACTATCTTTGGTTTCTTGTGTCCACTGCCCATTCTCGTCACGCTCGGCATAAGAAGGCACTGACTTTGCTATCTCATCTGCACCAGATTTGAGTGCCGTGAGCTTAACTTGCCCATAGCTTCGTCTGTTGCTAATGAACTTCTTAGTGATCTTGCGTGTTTTTGACTGTGGCAAATCTAACGCACGCTGCAGATACTCAGCGCCAGGACGATATAAATCACCGCCTGGACCGTCAGGATCCATGGGTCCAAGATTTGTTTCCTGCGCAAGATTAGCGTCGCCTGTTAGCACCGCGTGAAGTTGGTACGAAGACGAAGTGCCATCAAACCAGACTGGATAGCTAGAGCGAAAGTCAGCAAGCGCCTGCTGCGCCTGTGGCATCATGAACAGCTCGCTAGAAGGAATTTTCTTGGCACCGTCAATGACGTTTTCAAGATAAGACCTCATACGCCCTAACTCTACAGCAGCACGTTGGATTTCAAATCCGTGTTCTGCGACATCGAACAAAGCGTGGTTTTTCTGATAAAGTGTTGAACCACTTTGCTTATCTAAAAATAGCTTTGGCGTGCCACCGCGTGTGTGGCTGTAGACGTAACTTCCGGGCTGACCATATGCGTTTACAAGATAATCAATCAACGGAAGTTCTAGGTCTGCTTGTGGAATGCTATCGCTAGCTGGGCGACCTGCAAGTGTAAGGTACTGGCTTACAGTCCCAAAAAGGAAGCCAGCTCTTTGGCTATACGGCAGCTCGTTTGAAATACCAAAATGGTCACGCATACTATGAAGCATTTGCTCAAAGCCTGTGTCACCAAGAGGTTCCCAGTTTGGAAATTCCCAAATGGCTTTGCCAGCCTTGCCTTGATACGAAGCAGAGCCATTCAAAGTATCTACGCGCAACCGATCTTGTGCACGCCGTTTCATGAACAGCGGCGTCATGCCTCCACCTTCGCCTTGGTTGTCCTTAAACTGTTTCAAGGCTTCTGCAGCAGCTAGCGTATAAGCGCTATCTGTTGTGCCATCTTTTTTAAACACAAGATCAAGACCACGATGGATTTGTGGCGTCGACTGCATTTTGTCCATCATCTCGTATATCTTGTCGTTGATTACGAGACCTTGTTTTTGTTCGCGTGTTATGAAGGCTTCAGTGTTGTCGTAGTTTCCAAACGGATGGCCATTGATTTCAATTTTGCCTTCCCAGTGGGTTGGCTTAGCTCTGTTTTCGAATTTACGAATGTTGTTGAGCTCAGCCTTGGCCACTAATTCTGGAAGCTTGGGTACCAGCATGTGGACAGGGTACATACGACCTCCAGCGGAGGTTCTGAAGGCAAGACCAAAGTCATCAATAATGTCAGACTTTTGCAGCGCTTTTAGAAGCACAAGAAAGTCTTCGCGATAATTATTAACAACGTCGTCTACTTCAACGTCAGGATTTGATCCTGTGTCGACAACACCTGCGTCGTCCATAACACCAATAGCACGCAGATAGTCTGCAGCCACCATGCCTATGTCAGTGTTGGGTGTAATGCGAGACAGAGTCTTTTTAAGTACCTCTGGCGTTACACTTGGCAAGTTTAGATTTTCGGCAATGTTCGTTACAGCTGTGTTGAACTGCTCGTTTACGATTGGTGTTGTAGCTTTTGCAGATTTTGCTTGTTCTTGAATTTTGTCGAGCAAAGCAAGACGCTTGGCGACCATTGGTCCACCAGGCTTGTCTTTCTTTGCGTAAGCAATGTCAGGAACATACAAGCTGTCGTAATGCTCATTAATTTGGCGCTGATAAGTTTTGCCTGTATAGACATCGTCCAAGATGTTGTTGACGTTTGTAAAGCCATTGCCATCAATGAGGTTTTTGAATGCCTCAATAAGATCTTTGATGCGCGACAGAATATATTTAATTCTGCCCATATCCTCACCGCGAACTTCTTGTAAGCGTGCTGATGTCTCAGCAAGACCTTCAAGCATTTTAGCGGCGTTGTTTAAGTCAGGATAAAGCTCGTCAACTTCTTTCATCACATCGCTGTATATTGAGTGCGATTTGATGATGTTCATCTCTTCTGGTGTAAGTCTGTTTTCCACAGCATGGAAAATTTCGTGAAGCACCTTGCGCTTGTCACCGTCAGATGTGAGCGTGATGAGTTCTTGGCGACGATAGTAAGCGTCGTCGCTTGCATTGAACTGCACTTTTACGCCGTTGCCCAATGCGTCAGCTACAAGCTGTGCACGTTGTGCGTCGGTGATTTTGTTGCCAGCTTTGTGAAGCGAGCGAGATCTAAAGATGTCGGCTTTGTCTAAAGCTGTAGGCGACAACACATATTCATTTATTGTTTTGCCAAACGGAGCTTTGTACGGCTCAGTCTTGATCATGCCATTGCGTTTAAGCTGATTAAAGACTTTTTCAGGCCACATCATTGTAATGCGGCCATTGTCATTTGTTTGCAGTGTTGCTTGTGCAAAGCTATCTGCATCTGCTGGATCGACTGCTGCAAACACAGAAGGTGTAGAAAAACCAGACGCGTCAATCGAAGCTGCTGCACTTTTACTTGTGCCGTGATTTAAAGCAACCATACGATCGCCGTACATCTCGCGGCCAGCGTCCATTTCTTCTTGAATTATGTCGCCGCCTGGCACACCAAATCGTGACTCTTGCTTTGGACCATATTCAGTCAGAGCCGGAAGCACCCTATTGATATAATCTTTGTGCTCTGGGTAGTTTTCTAACGCTTCAAGCCTTTTAGCTTCTTTAACAACTTTTGTGCGAGCGTTAGCAATGCTGTTGGCAACTTGAGCCAGTTCAGGCGTCGGAGCGCTTGCCACAGCGACTTCAGCAGTGCGCATAGCATTGTCAATAGTCGCTTGGTAAGCTGGCGCATTGTATATATTAGATGGTGCAGCGTTTGAGACACCGACACCAGACCGCAGCATCGGCTGCGCTGTAGAATTGACATTAACTTCCATGCCGAGCTCTTCGGCTCGACCCTTTATTGCGTTTTGTAAATTGTAATATTCACGCGACTGGTCACCTACTCGCTGCCCTGTTTTCAAGCTCTCTTCATAGCTTTTGATAGTTGGGGCAAGGTCAGGGCGCGTGCGCTTCAGGCTTCTAAGTACAACAGCGGTTTGTTGTCTGTTGAGACCAGTGTAAGCCTGCATGTTTGCTTCAGCGCCACTGGTGGTCTCATAGCCTGCTTGTAGGTTGCTTATGTTCTGTTGCTGCAGGTTAGCTGCCTGTGCAGCTTTAGCGCGCCTCAGGACATCAGATTTGGCTGCTGAGTCAGCTTCATTTTGCTGAGTTTGGCCTAGGCCTGTAGTATCAATGCCAGGACGATTAGAGTAGGCCTTGATTGCTTTATTGACGCGGTTGCGGTTGCCTGTAACAGCGTCTACTACGCGACCACCAACGGAAGCACCAAGAGTAAGTCCACCTGAATAGGCAGCTAGCGCAGATGCACCAGTTGCCTGCATACCGCCTACACCACGGCCAAAAGTGCCTGTCTTTTTCAGACCCTCGATTGGGTTGAGAAGATCTGTGTATTTACTTACGCCGCCTTTGACACCTTGTTGTGTAAAGCGAGTGATGACGTTGAGTTTTCGTGCAAGAGCCGCCAACTCAGGATCGACACTGTTAAGATAATCGATGTCTGCATTTGAGGCTTCATTCTTAGCTCTGTTTTTAGCGCGGCGCTCAGCAGTTTTAAACTCTGCAGTTTGCGTGTCGACACCAGCGTTTTCAGCACGTTTCTTAGCGGCGTCAAATTGCTTCATGTAGCTCGTGTGCAAATCTCGTATTGTTGCGTCTGCATCATCAAGGCTTTTGGTCGGGTTGCGGTCGTTGTACTGGCTTGCAAGTTGCGCTACATCCCGAGAAACGTCAGCCAAAGCTTGCGTGTCGCCTTGGTGTATTTTTTTGAGACCGTCCATGCTGCCTGCTACATTGACAGCCGTATTGGCAGTTTCAGACATTGTCTGTGAACCACCGCGGATAGTTCCACCAGCCGCCATACCAGCTGCGCCAGCTTCTTTTAGACGTGTGAAAATCTCGTTGTCTGCGAACTCTTTGCCAGCATAGGCTTCAGTGGCAATTTTTACGCCTTCTTGAGCTGTTTCGGTCAAGCCCTCGGAAGCCATGCCTGTTGCAAACGCCCCAGCAATGCGACCCATGCCTCGCTTTTTAAGCAGCTCTGACACACCATTAACGCCAAGCTTGCCTACAACTTCCTTTGGCATGCCTTTTAAAACGACACCAGCACCAAGGTTTTCTAAGGCAGCCATTATCATGCCGCCAGCTGTTGCATAGCGGACTTGTTGATCAAGCGTGAGACCTTCGATCTCTTTCAAAGACGCGTTGACTTCGCCGCTTGTGATAAGAGGTGTAACAATTGGAGCAGCAACTGCCGCAGCCATAGCTGGAGCAGACTCAGCAGTCTTTTGAAGACCAAACTGCAACGCTGAGCCTAACCCAGTAATGTCGTCTGTTGTCAGTGATCTGTAGTTCAGAGCATCTGCTTGCTGGCGTTGGGTTTCAGCTGCAGCGCGTGCCTGTGCTTGAAACTGAGCGTTGACTTCATCATTATTGATAGGCTCAAAACCAAAAAACTCGCGAACAGGGTTGCCAATATATTGCTGGCCTGCGCGTGTCATGTCGCCAATGAAACCTTGGTTCATTGCTTGGTTAGCGTCTGCTGCATAATCTGCAACATTGGCTCGGTTCATTAAATCGCCGTATTGAAAAGCAGTGCTTAGCGAAGTGTCGCCAGCTGGAGGTTGCCCCATGCTTGCGATGATTTCTTCTACAGTTTTCTGCTGATCCTCAGGAGACAGTTGGTTGAAACTATCGTCCACTTTAATAGTCGGATAGCCGTCGATGTTTAGATCGAGCTGACCCATAGGCGTCTCCGTATGTGTAGTGATTTAGTTTGTTGGGGTGCTTACTGAAAAGCCGACACCTGTAGATGTAGTGCCAGTAGCTGCAGAAGCGCCGTCATCAATTCCGCCGTTTGCTGCGTAAACTTGCAAAACTTGAGCTTTCATAGCCTCTAAGACCGCATCCATTTTAGGATCATACCCAGCTAGTGAGCCATTGTTTGAGTTGTAATATTCAACTTTTTGCTGTCTTGCTTTTAAAGCAGCTTCAGCAAGCATGGCTAACGCTTTTAAGCGTTTTGCATTCATTTGCGGCGGCAAAGTAGGATTGTATGCTCTGTCAATAAGCAACATGCCTTCTCTTTGTGTAAATTGAGCACCAAGTGTTTGTCTTAAATTTTGCTGAATCACACCAGCTACAATTTGTTGCTTGTCAATGCCTTCTTGATCTAAGAGTGCGCGTAATCCCATATCGCCTTCTCGATCAAGAATTCTGGCAGCAGATACAAGAGGACTGGAAAGAGAAAGCCCTGTAGAGTCTCCGGCTTGTTCAGTCGCAAGCTCGTCAGCGATCATTGACAAAACGCCAATATTACCTGCGGCTTGCTCAGGTCTAAAAGTTTCTAATTCTTTAGCAAAAGTTTTGTCTCGCTGTATTTCAGCTTCACTTAACGCACGATTGACGCCTGGATTAATTTTGTTGTTTGCTGTTAAAGTTGGTTTTTGTGCAGCTTTAAACGCAGCAATTGCAGCAGGTGAATATTGATCTGTTACATCTTCGTCTAACCCTGTGTATGGGTTGGTGCGCATTACTACACCAGTTTCGTGGTCTCCTACCCAGCGCGCATTATTTGTTTTGCCTTGAAGAAGGTCCTGTTGCGTTTGTGCATTTTGCAAAGCTTGAGTTTGGTTTTGCAAAAGCTGTCCTGCATTTTGGTTGCGCTGGTTTTGAGCAAGAAGAGGGTTCATCACATCGTTTTGAGCAATGTTTTGCTGTGTTGACTGATTGCTCAAGTTTTGCCCCTCGTTTCTCAATGTTTGAGCAGAGAGTTCCCCGGGCAACTTTTGCTGGGTGATGTTCATATTTTGCTGAGTTTGGCGCATACCAAGCTCTGTTTGGGCACGGTTCAAATCATCTTGGCGAAGTTGCCGCTGGTCCATTGCACGTTGTCTAAAGCGATCGCGTATGCCGGACTGGTAGTCAGTAATTGCACCAGACATGTCTTTGCCTTGAAGTGCTTGCCCAAGCATCATTAGCTTCATGCCTGTGTCCATGTTACGCGGATTTGCAGCGTTATTTACGTAGTCGGCATAGGCAGGATTAAGCTGCATAGAAGTGTTGCCGTCTTGGTACACTTGCATATAGGGAGACGGCGCATCTGCCATTGATTGCGACAGAGCACCCTGTGATTTGAAAAGGTCAAATAGCCCCATGAGGTCCTCCGTACTGTTTTATGGCTTTATCCATGAAATAGCGGATGACGCGCTTCAGCTTTGGCTTGTTTGCAATAAAGACAGCAAAGCGCTCGCCGTACTTGGCGTATGCGCTGTGAAGCCAGCGAGGGGAGTCGAAGTACATCCAGTGGCGGAACATGCGCCAGCGGTAATTATATGGACCGTAGACCTCGCGTGCGACCCAGCAGAACAACGTCATGCCTGTGCCGACAATGTTTGCAACTTGTCCAAATTTATCCAAAGTCGAAGGCTGGCTTTGTGCGCCGCTGTAGCCTGCACTGCCACTAAACCCACCAAGCGGATTAAAGAGCTGCATGTAATTGCCAGCAAGTTGCAGCGGGCGATCTTGGCCCATATAGAATTTGTTAGCGGCGTCGTCCATAGCACCTTGGTTAAACAAGCGCATAAAGTTGCCAGCAGCGCCCATGTCGTTAAGTGCACCAGAGCCAAGTCCGTAGGCTGAGTTCATGGTCGTGAAAGCGTTGTTGTTCGCGTTCATCAGCTGATTTAAGGCGTTAGACTGCTGATTAATGTTGTTGTTGTATTGGCCGACACCCTGATTAAAGAGGCTGCTTCTTACTTGGCTGCCGAGGTCCATGATGTTCTCTGCGGCACGGCTTTTGAGCATGCCTGTCTCTAAGCCAGCGCGATTATTGTTTGTGTTGCCACCACCAACAAATCCTCGCTCAAGGCCTGCTAGATCCATGCCAAGATTTCGTTGAACGTCGCGCGCACCTGCATCAATCATGCTGTTGGCCATTGGTGAATTTGCCAAGGCGTTGCCCATGTCAAATGCAGCGTTAGGATTTTGTAAAAGACCGCCAAAAGCAGCAATGCGAGTGCCATAGTCTTTAGTGGCGTCATAATTGCCTTGAGCACCACCCATGGTATTCTGCGCAGCGTTTAGACCCATGTTGCCAATTGTTCCGGCCATGTTGTAGTACTGCTGCTGCATAGGGTCGAGGCCAGCATATGTTTGGCCGCCATAAACAGGGTTTGCTAAAGCATTAAGTACTTTGTCTTGTAGACCACCCTGAATTGGCCGCAGGGCATCTTGGTACATGTTGAAAGCACTTTGAGCGATAGGATCTGTGGCCTGTGTCACTCTTGGCTTCGATGAAAATAAGCTACCCATTGTTTTGTCTCCAAACCCATATTTCTGTGCCGCCTTCGAGGGTGCGAAGAGGCTCAAATCCGAACATTTTCAGGAATTTTGCGTGTTTCTTGTCTGCTGGATCGTGCTGAGCATGGATCGGCCCGCCGTGGGCGGTCTTAACGAGATGCCAGCCTGAGCGGAGCATCTCTTTGACAAGTTTTGACCATTTTGTGTGGATGTCGCAGTGTGCAAAGGTGCCATAGCCTGCGACTTGCTCAAGATAGATGGTGTAGCACCACCTTCGAGCAACAGGAACTTTGAGGAGGTGCATCATAGACCTCCAGCATTGAGCCTTGCATCAATCTCATCAAGGATCGTGAGTATGCGATCAAGCGAAACTTCAATTTTGCGCAGCTCTTCGTCTATATATGGCACCGTAGACTCAGGTTGAGCTGGGGGTCGGAGCCTTGTGTAAGGCTCTTTGTCTGTTGTGTATGCCATATTATCTCTCTGACGTTAGCTCGACCTCAATATCTGCTGCACTAAAGTTGAAATAGACACCATTTGCCTCTTCTACGCGGTAGGCTATGAGCCTTCCTGACGCCTTGGTGTCGATTTTGTGGTCCGTGTTAGGCGTAAAACTATAGGAAGTTGCGTAGACAGGCGCATCGTCATACGGAAAGTCAGTTGAACCTATCTTTACCGTGACTGTGTCTGTGCCAGATACTGTTGAGATCTGTGGTATGAGCGCTGTTACCTGCTTGTACGATCTGAGTGGTGCCTTTGTCTCGTCAAGATCGAGACCTCTGCGCTCCACAAAGGCTGTTTTTAGAGTTTCAGGCTCTGCAGCTACGTTTAGTAGCCCTGTAACGAGCATGTCGTTGGCGTATACTCGTCCTGCGGTAAGGCTATTGTTGTCGTCTCTCATGCCTGCAAAAGCACTAATTCTTGGGCTTGTGTCTGCATAACTGGAATAAGAGGTTGCAAGAGCGTTATAGGACGAAGTTTGTGACGCGTAGCTTGTGCCAGACAACGAAATATTCGTAATAGCAGCGCCTGCCACATTAGGAAGATCCACAAAAGACCATGTGTTTGTCTTTAGATTGTAGACGGCAGCTTTGTTGCAATAGTTAGTCGAAGTAAAGCCAATGTCTGACTCTTCTGACACGTAGCAGAAGTAAATTAAATCGTGAACTTCATCCAGATGCACAAAGCATTTGTCTTTTTTGGATCTGTTCATTTCAGTGAAGATGCGCTCTCGCACCCTGTTATTCGCTATGGACTGCATATTGATGCCGTTGTGCGAATAGATGTCAGTATCACCAAAAACGTAGTGTTCGCGCCCTGTTGTGACGACACAATTTTGGTTAATCACACCGTCTCGGTTGAAGAGGCTGCGGAAACTAAACACAAGGCTAGAGCCTGTGTATTCCATGATCGCCGACTCAGTTGTTGAGTAGATGACGAAAATATTGCCAAGTGCAAGACCATCTACAATTGGTGTTTTAAAGTCTGTCAGGATATTGGAGCCTGCGCTGTTTGAGGCTGAGGGAGTCCAGACAACCCCTGAGCTTACGCTTGCACGGTACTGAACAACGTCACTCCACTTTACCATTGTGTCGTAGTCGGTGCCGCTTTCTGTTACGTTAAGTGCAACAATGAAGTCTTTGAACCCGCGCATACTTGCAGCACGGTCAGCTGTTGGCCAGTCGCCGACTGACATAAGTGAATAAGCGCTGCTCAAAACAGGGTCTTTTATGTAAGGCTCTGTGGTCTTGCGGCAAAGGATAGACAAACCTGCAAGCTCTGTGTGCGTGTATGGCGAAAAGTCCGAGCCGCTGGTAGTAGCACCAGAGGGCGTAACACTAGAACTTACGCCGTTATTATATTCTACGACGGTATTGTCATCGTAAGCGACACCATATATGGCACCGTCTGTTGGATGGTTGTAATTAAATACATGTATGGGACCTGTTTCTTGGGCGACCTGAGATGTTTGGCTGAACATCGTCTTGAACACTGGCGCACGAATAACTTTGTTCTCATTGAAGACGATATTACGCCCGTTATTAAATGCATTCAGAGGTAGGTCGTGAGGGTTCAAGTCTGAGATTATCCCAGTCTGCCCCAGATTTCTGAGCGGTAGATTGACCATCATACAACCTCAATTGTTCTAAATTTTTCAAGTTGGCCTCGACCATCTCGTTACGGAAGCTCTCAACTGCAGCACCAGTGGATCTGGACTGCTGGGCGTTCTCGATGAGAAGCACAGGTAACCAAGCCATAGAACAACCCCACTCTTCAGTTGGATCGCCTGTATTTGGGTTGACACCGTTGATCTTCATGAACCATGCGCAGTCAAATTGGCGGCAAGGCTTGAAGCTGTCTAAAGGGCAGTTCTGTTTAACTTCTAGCTTCATGGTCAGTCTTTAGACGCAATGATGACATCCACATATGAGACATCAAGGTCAACAGCAGTGCCTGTGAATGTAGAAGTAACAGCAAGTGTACCAACGCCGTGGGTGTGTCCTTGGCCGCCTCCTGTGGAACCTATGCTCCATGTGGTAGGCGAGTGGTTTCCAGCGCTTGGCGAATAACCTGCGTAAGATGTACCGTTGTCGAAACCCTCTTGAACGCGGTCTGTGTACTGACTGTGTGTGTGCGACGGTATTTCATCGACAGTAAGTGTGTGAGACGCAATGGAGCCAGAAATACTGCTGCTTATAGTTCCGGCAACAGCTTGGCTCGCAAAGGCAGTTTCAAAGCCAACAGAGCCTCCTGATGAGGCGGTACCTGAAACGACACGTATTGCCTTGTCGTTGTGGGTAGTAACTTTTGTCCAGCCTGTGGGTGCAGCGGTCTGCTGAAAGAGCATTTTTGTCCCTGATGGAACAGGTGGTGTGTTTTCAAGGGTTGTAACACGCGCATCAAGTCCGTTTAGGACTGTGTGAGTAGCAGTCATTGCCCCTGTGATATTGGGGAATGTGGCTTGAAGAGCTGCCTTGATTAGCCGGATGTGATCGTCTGCTTGCGCTACGGTATCCGTGGCAGTAGGGTTGGTCGATACTAGATCGTCAATATAAGTGGCTGTTTCTAATGCCATTTTAGGATCTCCGTAGTTTTTGTTGGGGCGCAATGCAGCAAGGAACACCCAACAACAACAATCCCCAACTTTTTCGAAGTTGCTTTTCGTCAATCATTTTGTATTCAAAAACGAAAAAGGGAGCCAAAAAGATGAATGTTTACAATCATTTATGAGTGTGTGAGACAAAGTGTGATTAGATATAGTATCTAATGACTGTGGTTGGACGAGTTGGATATATTTTGTGGGCCAAAACGTTTTTGAGAAAAAATAATTTCGAACGCAAATTTCAAGTCTTTATGGACAACAAACATGAGGACATTGTGATGACAACTGTTTATCTACAATCTTTTCACGTCGATCTCGAATTAAACGAAAAAGAAATTCAAGGTATGATCGACTGTTTCAAAAGAGAATATAATCTTGATTGTAAGATTATTGATGACGAAACAATTTCTCTAATTGGTTCAAAAACCGACATCGAAAAATATTACGACGAAAATTCTGGTATGAACGAATTAGAAATTCACCCAAACAACTTATAAAAATTAAGAGGCTTCGGCCTCTTTTTTTTTTTCGTTTAAAGTTCGAACGCAAATTTGAGCTCTTTATGGACAACAAAATATGGAGCGAAAAATGCCAAAATTCATTCAAGTTCGTGAAGACGTTTTTGCAACTGGTTCAGTCGCATGTGACTTCAAACAAACTCGTGAGTTTTATCGTGCAAATATTGACGACATGATCAAAGCATTTGATGAATGCAAAAAGATCTTCAAAGTCGACAATGTGAAAATGTTCGTGAGAAATCTTCGCAAACACCAAGGCACATATTCAAATGCCAAAAAAGAGATTGCGATCGACATTCGCAAATATGATCTTAGACAAATTGTGTCGACTATCATTCACGAAATGACACATGCACAACAATTCGAATCCAAAAAGATGGCGTACAAAAATGGCAAAGTGGTATTCGCAAAAAAAGAATATACACAAGTCAAAGCATCAAAGGATTTCGAAGCGTATCAAAACCAACCATGGGAAATCGAAGCGCGAGAAATGGAAGCGAAATATATCGATCGTGTGATGAAAGCGATTTCGAAATGAAAATATGAGAGAGATGACGAAAGTTGTCTCTCTCTTTTTTTTTCAACGAAAACGAAGAAAAAACGCGACTCGTTAAAAGTCAATCAATTTATTATTTTCAAGACATCGCTCTTTAGTTGAGACGCAAATTGCTGCGCTTAATGGACAACTAAGGAGAGACTTATGAACGAAGATTATTCATTTGGTCGCATGTTTATTGAAGCCGTTATTGTTTCAATCGCAGTAGTAGAAGTGTTTGTCTTTCTCGTTATTTTCGGAGGACAATAATGCCTGAAATCATGTTCAACCTAAAATTGACTGCGTATCCGGACATCGAAGACAATGAATTAGAATGTGTCGAATATCCGTTATTAAGCATTCAAATTCACGACACAGGCGGTTTTACTGTCGTTGAGATGATCCCAACGCGATACACATCAGAAGATGGCCAAGAATACGATTTTGTGTTTTCTCACACTTTCTACCATCTTAACGACGCTATCAACCATCTAAAAGAAATCATAGCCAACAAGAAATGAGCGCTTCGGCGCTCTTTTTTTTTCGTAAATGTTCAGACGCATTTTTTGGCTCTTAATGGACAACCACAGGAGGCACGAATGTCATTTATTTGTAATTTCGATAATCGTTCAACAATGGCGTACCGCTTTAGTGTGTACACAAAAGACGATAAAGACCTCATTGCACTAAAAGAACGAGTCAAAAAGAATAATGAGCTTGTTCGAACAAGATCGAGAAAGCATGGTTTTGTTTATGGTGAGATCCTGCGTATTCGCTTGATGTCACGTGGCCCAAGAAGAATATGGGCAAAACAAGATTTCGATCATCCGTCTTATTATTCAGGCACTTTCGGTCAGTATGACGCTTATTTGCCACACCGTTACGCTGAATATTTCGATGTGTATGTTGATCAAGACAGTGATGCTGAAGACGTGTTACGCACCGAACTCAAAACTGGCATGACTCGTTCAATGCAACAAAAGAAAAGCAGACTCGAATTCGAAGCAAGAATGATCGAGTGGGAAGGCAAACAAAGACTGCGTGAAGCAGCGTAATTTCACGACAAGTAATGAACCTTACGCACAACTGAGGGACTTCGGTCCCTCTTTTTTTTCGTCCGTTTGTTTTGGGCGCATTTTTTTGTGCCTTATGGACAACAAACATGGAGGTCGTAATGACTAAACTTTTCAATATGGTCGTTGGCACACCAGCGGCACTCGAAACGACTGTCGGCTCTTTATTTGAAGGCCAATCGCCTAACGATAAAAAAGAGTTCATTGTTGCTTGCTTAAAAAGTTTAGAAGCAAACGACAATGCAGATGCGAGTGAAGCTATCGATGCTGTGAAGGCACTTGAACTCGATGAAGCATTCAAAGTTGAGTTCACCATAACAATTCATGGATCTGCTCACGTCGTAGCTCCAATTGAAGACATCGCGCGTACTCTTATTGAAGACGCAAATGCTGTCGATTTAGCAAATGGGCATGTCTGTGGTGTTGAAGATATTGATCTTCACGATCAAGAAATTGAAATCACGGACATCGATTACACGACATGAAAAACATCTTCAAGTTGTTAGCGATGGTGATGGGCGTGTTGCTCATCATCATCGGTGTCGTATTTCCCATACTGTTTCGGAGACCAAGAGATGAGTGACTATTCGAAACCAATCCAAAGTCGAAAGCAAGCAATCGATTTCATACTTCGGTTGTGTGCAGAGGGCAAACTATTCCACTTTGATGATGATCCTCATGATTACAAAATGTTCGAAATTTACGAAGCTGACAATCTTGTCGGCAGAGTAGACGAATTATTTTGTTATCTAAAAGATCCGCACAAAGTGGCTGCGACGTTAATGGAGATCTATCATGAGCATGACTAGAAAACATTACGTGATGCTTGCGCAATGGTGCGGGCACAGCAACGTAAGTGATTACCGTGTTCAAGACCTCGTTGAAATGCTGGAAGAAGACAATCCGCAATTTGACAAACACAGATTTTTGCGAATGTTCAAGGATTGTCGTCAACAATACGAGGCGTACAACACAAATTTACTCAATAGGCTGAGAGCGTAAGCTCTCGGCCTTTTTTATTTTTTTCGTTTTTTGGTCTGCGATGCTTTGAGTGCTTTGGCCGTTGGTGCACCTTTCGCTCCAGGCTTTCTCATTTTTTCGCCAGAACCTGCTTTGATACGCTTTCGCTTTGCGTGAATATTATCCCAAAGTCCACGAGGCATTTAGCACTTACGTCCTTTGCCTTTTTTCTTGTATGGCATCTTTTTCTCCTGAAAACGCACTTCTACGAATGCAATCCATTTATTTTCGCTGAAAAGGAGCTCTAGGATGGCCAAGGAGCATGGCTAACTGCCTGCCCCTGTGGCCTAATATGGTTTTTTGCCTAGAGTGAGTCTGGGATGATCCTAGGCTATCTCACAGGCGCCTGCGCTGCATGCAAGCTCTTGAGTGCCAGTAGTTTCATCTTCTTCTTCTGTCATTTCATTCCAATCAATGTCCGTAGGCATCTTTGCCAAAAAGCTTTCATATTCTTCTTTTTGACATTCGGTGTACGGTGCTTGACGATATGTGCCTCCATCAAAAGGCAAGAATGAAATACCGCTGATGTCGTCGAAGTTGTTCCACACCCAGGCACCTACAGCGGGCCATTCGGATTCTGTGACACT